ATTTAGGTGGCAACCTATGGCCAATATTTATAGATCCTACAGGAGAAGATAATGTTATCAAAGAATATGAAGGTATTATTAAACCTGGTGCACCTAAAGGAATAAGAGTTGACTTAAAGCCAGGAGATATGCTTATATATTCAGGCTGCGAACTAGAGCATTGGAGAGAACCTTTCCAAGGCAAGTTATGCGGACAAGTGTTCTTACACTACAATCATGCAAATGGACCCTTTGCAAAGTCCAATTTGTATGATAAAAGACCTATGTTAGGTATACCTAAAACTCGTTGATTCACAACGCACTTTAATATAATCTGAGAGACATATGTTACAAAAAGTTAAATTTGCACCTGGATTCAATAAACAAGTTACTGCTACTGGTGGCGAGAGCCAATGGGTTACAGGAGACAATGTTAGGTTTAGATATGAAACACCAGAGAAGATAGGTGGTTGGGCTCAATTAGGCTCAGTTGATATTACAGGTCGTAACACAGCTATTCATCATTTTATCAATACATCAGGTATCAAGTATGCTGTACTTGGAACAAACAGAATTTTATACGCTTATTCAGGTGGTATCTTTTATGATATACACCCACTTAAATCTACAACAACATTAACAAGTACTTTCTCTACAACTAATGGATCTGCAGTTGTAACAATAACTTTTGCATCAGCACACAATATAAATAAGTTTGATATTATCCAATTAGATAATTTTACAGCTATTACAAACTCTAATTTTAACTCTGCTAATTTTGACAATAACAAATTTATGGTAACCACAGTGCCAACAGATACAACAATAACTATTGATGTTGGATCAAACGAATCAGGTAGTGGTGCAACTACTTCAGGTGGTATTAGAGTTAAACACTATTTTTCAGTAGGTCCAGCAGCAGAGGTTGCATCGACAGGTTGGGGATTAGGACCTTGGAGTGGTTTTAAAACTGGAGAATTTACTTCAACATTATCATCAGGTATTAACGCTTCAGTCACAAGTTTAACGATGGCAAGTTCAACTTCTTTTGGATCATCAGGAACGGTATTAGTTGACAGTGAACTTATTACTTACACTGGAAATAGTGGTGGCACATTATCAGGATTAACAAGAGGAGCTTTAGGAACTACAGCAGCTGTTCACTCATCAGGAGCAACTGTAACCGATGCATCTAATTTCTTTGCATGGAATGCTGCAGCATCAGGAGATGTTGTAACAGCACCAGGACTATGGTCACTAGATAATTTTGGTAATAAACTTGTTGCAACTATTAATGGTGGTGAAAGTTTTGAATGGGATTCTAATCCTACATCAGCTAACATTACAAGAGCAACTATTATTTCAGGTGCACCAACAGCTTCTGCATTTAGTTTAGTATCTACACCAGATCGACACTTAATATTTTTTGGTACAGAAACAACCATTGGAACTAAATCAACACAAGATCCTATGTTTATAAGATTCTCTTCTCAAGAAGATATTAATACTTATACACCAACAGCAACAAACACAGCAGGTACACAGAGACTTGCAGATGGATCAAAGATTGTTGGATCTATAAGAGGTCGAGACTCAATTTACATTTGGACTGATACAGCTTTATTTGTAATGAGATTTGTTGGTCCACCATTTACATTCTCATTCCAACAAGTAGGTACAAACTGTGGATTGATTGGACAAAACGCAGCAGTAGAGGTTGATGGTACAGCTTACTGGATGTCAGAAAATGGTTTCTTTAGATACACAGGTAAACTAGAATCATTACGATGTTTGGTTGAAGACCATGTTTATGACGATATTAACACAACTCCAAAACAACACATCAATGCAGGATTAAATAATTTGTTTGGCGAAGTGATGTGGTTCTATCCTAACTCAGGATCAGGAACAGTCAATAGAGTTGTAACTTATAATTATTTAGACTCAACTCCAGATAGACCCGTATGGACTACAGGAACATTAGCTAGAACAGCTTGGCGAGACTCTGCTGTATTTGGCAAACCTCATGCAACAGAATATGATGATGACGGTGAAACGGCTACAACAGATACTAATTATGTTTATGGTAACACAGACGGTACATCTACATACTTTGAACATGAGACAGGATTAAATCAAGTTAAAGAAGGTCAGACAACATCTATTGCAGCTAATATAGAATCAGGAGACTTTGATATAGGTCAACAAGGGTTGAATGGTGATGGTGAGTTTATGATGAAAATAAGAAGAGTAGTACCAGACTTTTTATCTCAAACAGGAGATGCTGTGGTAACTTTAAATCTAAGAGACTTTCCAAATGATACACAAGCTAGTTCTACATTAGGGCCCTTTACGATTACAAGTGGTACACAGAAAATTGATACACGTGCCAGAGCAAGGTCTATATCTTTAAAGATAGCTAATACAAGTACAAGTCAATTTTGGAAACTAGGCACATTTAGAATAGACTATCAACCAGATGGAAGAAGATAATGGCTAGAATTGTACAATCCTTAACACAACCCAATAGAGAATATGATCAACAAGTACAACAATCATTTGTTAGAGATGTTGATAGTGTGGTACAAAAACTTAACACAACGTTTCAACAAGATGTAAAAGATGAAGTTGAAGCATTTAATTTTTTCTTAGCATAATGGCAAATTCTTTTGTAAATAAAAAAGTAGATTTAACTACAACAAATGCTACAATATTGTATACTGTACCCACAGCTACAACAGGTGTAATTAAATCTATATTAGTGTCTGAAGATTCAGGTAATGCTGACACAATAACGGTCACTATTACTGACACAAGTGATGCTGTATTTAGCTTATTTAAGACTAAGACTATATCAGCAAACGCAACAACAGAACTATTAACAGCACCTCTAGTATTAGAGGAAAGTGAAGTATTAAAAATTACAGCAGCAACCGCAAATAGACTACATGTGGTGTTGTCTGCTCTAGAAATTAAACCTAGAGATACTGTAACATAGTCTTGATTTACTAGGAAAAACCTAGTAGATTAGTAAACTCAGGTGAAATTCCTGCCTTAAAATTTAATTAAATTACACATATGATAAACAGAGCTCTTATGCAAAGACAGTTACAAAACAGAGGTGGAATGACCGTAGGTTCTATACGTCAAAAATATGGACTAGGAAGTTTAGTCGGTAGAGAAAAATTTGGTTTAGGTAGTGATTTTCAAGATTTTAAAGATAAAGCTTTAGGTAAAGTTAGAAAACTTATTCCAAATGAATTAGCAGATATTGCAGTTAAAGCTGCACCTTTTGTTGCACCCTTTCAACCAGGTATAGCAGCAGCTATGAGAGGTATTGGAAGATTTGATCAAAGAGGTAGTATTAGTGATGCACTTAAACAAGGAGCACTAACTTACGGTTTTGGTAGAGGTGCAAGATATTTAGGTGGAGCTGAAGGAGCAAGTGGTGGTTTAGACTCATATTCCATGGATAATCTTAGAAGTGGACCACTTGGTAATTTTATACCAGGAGGTGGAGAAAAACCAATTTTAACAAAAGAACAATTAGCAAAAGAAGCTGCAAAAGATAAATCAGGAATACTATCAGAAAAGATTTTAGACACAACTGTAAGAAAATTTCCTTTTGTAGATAAGCTACCAAAAATAGTACAAGAACAATTACTAGTAGGTGGTATTACAGCTGGAGCTTCTGTATTAGCAAGTTATCTTCAAGGCGACTTTAGAGAACAAGAACCTGGTGAAACTATGGAAGATTATTTAGCTGAAAGAAGAGAAGTAGTAGGTGGTCAAATGAGAACTTATATGGATAACTATTATAAATTTGATAAAGAATATTCAAGTAAAACTGATGAACAAAAAGATCAATTTGTTGCAAAATACAATTTTGCTACAGGTGGTAGAGTAGGATTTGCTGAGGGAACTAAGGATAAAGGTGGAATTAAATCTGTAGAAGTTCCAAAAAAGTTTTTAGTAGATAGATTAGAAGTTACAGTGCAACCGGGAGAATCTGATCAAATGGCTATTCTTAATGCTATGTTTAATGATACTGGAGATGTAATGCCTGAAGATAGAAAACAAGAATTTTATAGATTGTATTTACCTCAACTTGCAGAACGTGGAGAAATATCTTTAGAAAAGTATCAATTTCTTAGAGAAGAATTATTTAAAGAAAAACCTTTAAAAAAAGCTAAAGGTGGTATGATGAGTATACCTGTTAGACAAAACGCAAGCGGAGTAAAAGAATTAGACTATAGAGCTAAAGGTGGTTTTGTACCTGTTGGTATAAAA